CAAACGAGGACTCATTCTGGCCGGCGCAGACCGAGTTATGCGTGAGTTAACCAACATCTTTAAAGATGACCCACAGTTTGCGGAACCCATTGATAATGCAATGAATGCGGTGTGGGCAAAAGTATATTCTGAGTTGACCTAATGTTTTACGGTGCTCCTGTTACTGCCCCAATGGAAATACCTGTTGAGGCACCTCCTAGCTATACGCGCTATGACTTACCTGAGATAGGTAATCCTAATGCTATGTCTGAGCTACCGGAAATGGTAGACGCAAGTTTAAAAGGTATTCGTTTACAAGGTACATTAGCCAAAGCATTACCAGGAATGACAGAAGCTGGCTATATGACAAATGTGAGGCAAGCAGATGCAGCAGAGCTGATGAAAGATATGCGTGCTGCTTCAGATATTATGAAACCGCAAGAAAGGCGAAGTAGAGCAGTTGCTCGTGCAAAAAATCGTAGGGCACAAACTATCGCAGAAAATGTAGGTAAAGGGTCCGGTAGGCAAGGTGTTAAAGCTTCTCAGTTTAATGAGATGAGAGGAAATAATATGAAATACCGTGGTGCTCAAAACTTAAGTGGACCCAGCGCATTCCCTTATTTGACATATATTAGGTAGACTGAAGCTAAAGAGTTAGCTTTATGGCAGTACCAAGTGTAGCTTTAGCTTATAAACGTTCAGCATTAATGACGGCGACAAAGGTTACGACCAAACCGCCTAGTGAAGAAGTACTTAGAGCAAGAGATGATTTCAAGGACTTCTGTGTCTTTATGGGTAAAGCTCCAGCAAAACATATGTTGGAGTGGCATACGCAACTATGTACAGGAGAAGATAGTGAATGTCTACTAGGAATTGGAGGACCAAACACTGCCATTCTGGCACCGCGAGGATCTGCGAAGTCTACTGTCCTTGGTTTGTTTGCAGCTTGGATGATCGGCAGACACACTGCTGCTGGTCAAATGCTGAGGATACTGTACATCGCTTATATGGTGGACATCAGCCGAGCGAAGTCAGCAACAATTAAAGGTATCCTTACATCAAACAAATACCGTGAAGTCTTCCCAATGGTGAGGCTATCAAAGATTAAACGAAGTGATGAATACTGGAGTATTGACTATGACTTTGCGGGAATTGATACAGCAGGTGAAGAAGCATTCACCATTGCTTGTGGTGGTCTCAAAGGAGCTATCACCTCTAAACGATCACAGCTGGTGCTTATCGATGACCCTATTAAATCCGCAGCATCAATCAATAATCCAGACATTCGTCGTGAGATGGAGCAGACGTGGTCCAACGTTATCGCTCCAACAATGTTCCAAGGTGCAAGAGCGATATGTCTTGGGACCCGTTTCCACTTTGACGATGTCCACGCCACTCTGTTTGTTCCAAAAAATAATTGGAAACAGATTATTCAGAAGGCAGTCTTAACAGACGCTGACGGTAAACAACGTTCGTATTGGCCAGAGTTCTGGTCAATGAAATATCTAAATGAACGTAAACAAGAAGACCGTGTCGCTTTCGCGTACCAGTACTTAAACACAGCAGTTAAATCTACTGATGTCGGCATCTCTCCTGAACTCATCGTTAAAGCAGAAGTACCTGAAGACTACGACTGCTTAGGTGTAGGCATTGACCTATCTGCTGGACTGAAGGAAAAGAATGACTGGACTGTATTTACACTAGGTGGGATTAAGGACGGCAAAATCTTCCTTATTGACCAACGACGTTCACGAACGCTAGGCAACCTAGAGAAGATGGACGTGCTGTGCGAGATGCTAGCTGACTGGAACATCCTGCTTGAGAATGACGAAGGTCAGTTCTTCCCAACGATGTCGCCTTGTATTATCTGGCCTGAAGCTGTTGCTTATCAGAACTCATTTGAAGGAGACTTCAAACGAATAATGCTAGAGAACCGTGCTCTATACAACCTCACGGTATCACCAGTCAAAGGCTTTAAAGGAGATAAACTCGCTCGTTTGCGCGGTGTGCTTGGTTTATATGAGCACAAGAAAGTCGTATGGAATAAATGGCGTAAGTGGGATATGTTGGAAGAGGAGCTATTAAACTTCGGTCATTCAGCGCACGACGATACTGTCGACAGTATGGTGCTGACAATGGGTGGACTATTACGTAGGGGTAAACTTGAAATTGACTACAATAGTAACAGCTTTGACTTATAAGTAGAGATGGCGAACCGTACAAAAGAGCAGAGGATTGCTGATAGGGCAGCCGCTCGTGAAAAATCAGGACAAGCTTTAAGTAATAGGCAGATTAAAAATGCAGCAGGCCAGACTGCAAAGCCTAAGCCTAAGCCTAAGCCAACACCTTCACCTTCACCTTCACCTTCACCTTCAAAGCCAAAAGTTGCTGAAGTTCGTGCTGCTGCTAAAGAACAAGGAGTACGCATTCGTGATTATAAAGCTGCTAATAACATTGCTCCTAATTCGGGAGGCGCTGATAGACGAGCGAATGCTACTCAAACGAAAGGTAATATTTCAAAATACGATGCAAACAGTGTAGGTAAAAGCAGTGGTGGGAAATATACACACCAAGACATTAAAGCACTGAAAGACCAGGGCTATTCATACGATGATATTGGTAAGCATTTACAAGAAAGTGGAGCAGACAACTTAGGTAACAGGGCTACAACTTTACGTGATCGCTATATCAATAGTTTGACGGCACCTAAGCCCACCCCTTCACCTACTCCTGCACCAACACCGACGACACCTAAGCCTTCTCCAGCACCAACTCCTACATACCCTACACCAACAAATCCCTACCCTCAGCCAAGTCCTAGCCCTAGCCCTAGCCCTAGCCCTAACCCAAGTCCTGTTAATCCAGGACCCGGTACAGGCGATGTAAGCATCCCCGGTGTAGGTATTGGTATTACTGGGCCTGGAGATAATGACGCTATCGTCAATAATCCTGATAACAGTATGGATTTAATTGTTGACCAAGACAATGACATCAACACAAACATCGACGGCAATAATAATACTGTTGTTAATACCCAAGACAACTCTATTCGTCAGTACGGTGGTGATAATCGCAGCTTTAATTACATCGGTGGTGGCGGTGGTAGTGGCTTTGAAGACACTCCAGTCTCAGCAGCAACTATGGCTGGTTTCTATGATGTAGACGATAGCCCTGCTGCTCAAGCTAAATTCAATGACCTGCATACAACGTTAAACCGTGATAACCAAAAGCGTTATGCGGGTATGGGTCTCACCACTGCGTCAATGTTTGATAAGTACGATGCTCGTAGTTATACCGACGAGTCAATGACAAACGCAGTTGCACGTAGTACACAGAACTCTTACGATAGGGCTGATGTACAAACTGGTATCACTCTTGGTGATATCTGGCGTCCTGATTACGCACCCAACTGGAGAATGCCTGATAAGCCTTCCAAGATTGATAACAACATCGAAGGTCTAACTGAAGACGCTAAAGACGACCTCGATGATGTGTGACTAGAATGATTACACTAGTAGAAGTAAAGGATAGAAAGTAATGGATCATAGTGCAGTTAAAAGTCAATTTACACAGATACTGACTGCTGCTAAGGAACGGCGAGGTGACTTATCTGTCGACACAATGATTGTGTCTTCACACCTCGCTCAGATGCGTACGTTTATGTTGCGACGTGGCGTTGAGTTTTATGCTGAGCAAGATTCATTTGGGTCAAGAAAAGACTTCATCGCAAAAGTCTGTGAAGACAATATGATTGAGATGAAGTTGGAGTCCATTACGGACTACTTCCTATGTGATGGGCAAGGACTGTTCTACTTCCGCCCGACAGGAGATAACTATCAGCTGCTCTATTTCCCTAAAGATAGCTATCGCGCTTATCGCGACCAAGCGGGTGAACTTGAATCAGTTGTACTCATCTATCACTTTAATATTAAACAGTCGAATGCGTTAGATGCTTACCCCACTGCTGATGGACGTGGAGGTAAGAAGAAATGGATTCAACTGAAGGTTTACAAAGACCGTATTGAGCAAACCATCAGCGATGAGAAGATTGAATTTGAGAATGAGATGAGTGCTTCGGTATTTAAGATGCCGGGACGTACAGAAACACTAATCAATAGCCTCGGTTACATCCCAGCTGTTGAGGTGTTTAATCATATGGATTGTACTGGTGAAGCCACTGGTAATGGTGAGTTTGATTGGCTTGCTCATCAAATCCTGTATCACGATGAGCTGGTGCGTAATGTCCGCAAGAATATGAAGTTCTTCGGCAACCCTACGCTCGTCTCAAGCCGACCTAAACACGACATTCTGGACAGTAGTGATGAGAATACATTTAGACCCACAATCAGCTCGCAAGCAGGCTTTACGCCAATCGCAGGTATTGGACGTTCTAGTACCCGC